GGAACATGCCATCGGCTCTCCCTGGTGACCTGGGGGAAAGTCCAGATAGAAGGTTAGATCGATCATGGATGGACAAGCGGATTCCGCCCCAACAATTGACGATATCGCATCGCTCGTTTACGACACTCCCGACGAAGGGACCGAGGACGCCGACGCAAAAAACGACACCGGGGAGAATGAGGAAACTCAGGCAGACCCGGCCGATGATCTGGACGAGAATCCAGACGCCGAGAAGGACGAGCCCGACGAAACCGAGGAAGAGGCCGAAGAGGCCGAAGCCAAGGCGAGCGCCGACAAGCCTAGCGACCTGATCGAAGTTCCCGGCAAGGATGCAGACGGAAACGACACCGTAGAAAAAGTGACGCTGGCCGAGCTCAAGAACGGCTATTTGCGGCACTCGGACTACACGCGCAAGACGCAGGAATTGGGCGTGCAACGCACCGAGGCAATGCGTATCGTTGAAACCAAAATCAGCGAGTCACGCGACCACTATTTGACTGAGGCGCAAGTCGCGCACCAGGCGATTGTGGAGCTGGCGCAATTGCGAAGTGCGCAAGAGATGGCGGAATTGGCCGCTCGTGATCCCCAACTTGCAATGCAAGAGGACTTGCGCCAAAAGGCGGTCGTGGCAAAGCTCGACGAGATTCGCAATCGAGTGCTGAGTACCAGGCAGACGATGACGCAGGAGCAAGAGGCAAGTGAGCAACGACAAGCCAAAGAGGCCCGTGACAAGCTCCTAGCCGAGGGCTTCGATTTGAAGGCGGTTCCCGAATTGTTCGAAGGCATCCATAAGACCTACGACGTACCGCGGGAACGGCTGCAAAAAGTCGTCGATCCGGCGCTGGTGAAGATTTTCAGCGATGCGATGAAGTGGCAAAAAGCCAATTCCAAAGCGGGCGAGAAAGTGAAACCCGCGGCCGTGGCGGACAAGACGCCGGCTCTGGTCAAACCTCCCGCGCGCTTGCCTGCGCCGCGTCAGTCGGCACCGATCCAGTCCAAAACCGAGAAAGTATTGAACGCGAGGTTTACCGGCGGTCGCGCCGGAACAAAAGACCTTGCATCCTGGCTTATGTCAAAAAATCTTTGAAAGGTTCATCGTGAAACTCCCATTCAAAACGTTCTGGATTGCGTTGCTGGCGCTCCTGGGCGATCGCATCCATGGCTACATGGCCGCTCGTGGCATGGTTCTCCATGTCCTTCCGAACAGCCGTGGAAAACCCCGGTTTTGTCGATGGCCGGCACTGCCACGGCGGACAACAACTACACCGAATGGCAGCGCGATAGCCTTCGCTCCGCGAATAAGGACAACGCGGCGCTCGACGGCGACGACGCGACCGGGAGCACGAAGACGCCACCCGTGCGCGTTGGCAACTACTGCCAAATCTTCCAAGACACGGTGGTGGTTTCCGGCCGTGCCGAGGTCGTGAAAAAGGCGGGCATGAAGAGCGCGATGGCGTACCACGTCGCCAAGGCGTACAAGGAACTGCACCGCGACCAAGAGGCGGCTCTGCTGTCGGCAAATCCGGCAGTGGCCGGCTCCGCTGGCGTGGCGCCCAAAGCTGGCGGCCTGGGGGTGTTGATCTACACGAACGCACAGCACGGCGCGGGCGGCTCGACGGTGGCGCACACTTCGGGCGCTCCCACGGTGGCGCCGACGCCTGGCACGAATCGTGCGCTGACGGAAGCTCTGTTTAAGGCGGCGGTGCAGGCCACGTACATCAGCAACGGGGAAATTCCGCCAGCTGCGTACATGAGCCCCAATCACAAGGCCGTGTTCAGCGGCTTCGCGGGTATCGCGGTGAATCGGTTCCAAGTCGCGGACAAGAAAAATCAGCAGGCCAAGATCATCGGCGGTGCTGACGTGTACGGCTCGGACTTCGGGGATGTCGAAATCGTGCCGCACTACCTGCTGGCCGGCGCGACGACGGTCTACGGCCTGGCGCCGGAGTACATCGATGTCGCGTACCTGCGCGGGTATCAATCTACCGACATGGGCAAGACAGGCGACAACACGAAAAAGCAAGTGCTCGTGGATTGCACCTTCCGCACGCTGAGCGAGAACGCGCATTGGAAGATTGCGGACCTCTCGGGCGGTTGATCCGGCTTCGTGCCAACTGAACGGGGCCGGCTTGGCGACGGGCCGGCCCTTTCCATATTACGAAAGGTGGAATATGTCACGAGGACAAGACCTAGCCGAAGGCATATCGATTCTGGACGATGTTGCACCGTCAGGGATGCGCAAGATTCTCCATTTCGCGGGCGAGACGCTGGTAGTCGAGCACTGGCAGGACATGGAACCCATACTCGCGCACGTGCAGGCCATGCGGGAGCGCAACGAGGGCAAGGGCTGGGGCGAGGGGCGGGAGATAGGCCACATCCCTGACATCTTCCATCGCAAAATAGTCGAGATTCAGGATACCGTGGAGCGGCGCAAAGCGGTGAAGCGGTTCTTCAAGACGTACCCGGCTTTCTGCGCCTATCCGGCCTATTTAAAGGACTGAAATGGCACTCGACAATTACTTGTCGCTGACGACTGCGGTAAAGGATTGGCTTGCCCGGTTCGATACGACGGTCAGCGCACGCGTGCCCGACTTCATCCGGTTGGGCGAGGAAAGAATCTGGAATCGCGTGCGGCTCTCGGCGGGGCTGAGCGTGCCCACGGTGCTCACGATTCCGGCCCTGGCGAACTACGTCGATCTGCCGGCCGATTTCCTGGCGTTCAAGCGGCTTGCGACCGACAACGCGAACGGCTCGGGCTGGCAGCTCGATTACATGCCGGCCGATGCGCTGGCGTCGGTCTACCGTGGCGGGCAGGGCATCGGGGACGCATCGCGCTACAGCATCGAGGGCGGCCGGCTGTATTACGGCGCGGCGGGGCCGGCGTCGATCACGGCGGTTTATTACCAACATCCGGGCTATCTCGACGACGTTGCGGCAACCTGGCTGCTCGCGCGCTGGCCGTCGATCTACCTCTATGCCGCGCTGTTGGAGGCGTCGGTTTTCGTGAAAAACACGGCGAAGATTGCGGAATTCGGGAGCCTGCTCGACAAGGCGATTGATGCCGCGACGGACTCCGACCGGGCGGCGCAAATCAGCGGCGGGGCGCTGCGGGCCTTCCGGCCGGATGCCATCGGGCGGTGGCGCTGATGGACAAGCTTCTAGGTTTCGCGCCGGATGTGGACCCGAATACCCCTGGCGTGTTCACGAACTGCCAACACGTGATTCCCTTCGCGAAGGGCTTCATGGGGGCGCCTACGGGTGCGCCGGCTGCGGCCGATACCCTGGCGACGGCGTGCCGCGGCGCGGTCGTGGCGACGAAGCTGGATGACACGCGGCGCATCTTCGCGGGGACGCAAACCCGGCTCTATGAGCTGATCGGAACGGCTTGGACTGACCGGAGCGCGGGCGGCACGCCGTACACGGGTTCAACCGATTCGCGTTGGTCCTTCGCTCAGTTCGGGGATACGACCATTGCAAGTAACCTCGTGGATGCGATGCAGGGGAGCTCGACGGGCGCCTTTGCGGCGATCGCCACGGCTCCGAAGGCAAAAATCGTCGTCTCGGCTTCGAACAACTTCGTGATCGCGTTTTCGACGAACGAGGCTGTTTATGGGGTGTCGCCTGACCGCTGGTGGTGCTGCGCGCAGAACGATCAAACGTCGTGGGCGCCGAGTGTGGCCACGGGCGCGCAAACGGGGCGCCTGGTGGCGGTGCCTGGGGGCATTACGGCGGCTTTGCCGCTGGGTGACTATGTGGTGGCCTACAAGACCCGCGGCGTCTTCCTGGGCACGTTTCAGGGCATTGGCGGGGTAGTGTGGGCGTGGAGCCTGATTCGCGGCTCGAACGACTGCGGCGCGGTGGGGCAGGACGCAATCTGCGACATCGGCGGCGCTCATTTTGTCGTGGGCGACGATGATTTCTGGATATTCGATGGTACGGCGCCGGTATCGGTGGGCGACGAGATTCGGGAATGGTTCAGGGCGAACAGCTCGGCCACTTTCCGCTACCGCACGCAAGCGCGTTTCGACAGACAGCGCCAGCTCGTGTGGATCCACTATGCAAGCAAGGAAAGCACGGGCACGGTGGATCGCGCGATCGTCTTCCACGTCAAGACGCGGCGCTGGGGCGTCTCCGACTTCACGATGCAGGCGGCAATTTCCTATATCGCGCCGGGGGTGACGATAGACGGCCTCGATGCGATTGCGAGCACGATTGACACTCTGCCGGCCGTGCCGTTTGACTCGCAATACTGGCTGGCCGGGGGTCGCGCCTATGCGTACTTCGACGGCACGAACAAGCTCCAAGTGGCAACCGGCGTCACAGCTGATTCCAGCATCACCACGGGCGACTTCGGCAACGACGACGCGGTAACCGTGCTCGATCGGTACCGCATGCGGTTCCTGACTGAACCCGCGGCGGCGACGGCCTCGGGCCTCTGGAAGATGGACGAAGGGAAACCGCTCACGGCGGGCCCCGTGGAGCCTATCTATGACGGCCAGTTCTACGTGCGGCAGTCCGGGCGCTTCCATCGGCTGCGGCTCGATATGACCGGGCCCCACGAGGAAACGGCGCACGACGCGCGATTGTTTCAGGACGGCGAGCGATGAAGCTCGAAACCGAACCCCGCGTCAACGTCGATCCGGTCATGCGGGATTGGATGCGCCGGGTTGCGCAAGCGGTCAACATTGTGGTCTACCGCGGCGGCACGGGCAGCAGGCCGGCACTGGGCGCGGCTGAGGTCGGCGCGATGTATTTCGACACCACGTTGGCAGCAAATGGCAAACCGATTTGGTGGACTGGGACAATATGGGTAGATGCCGCGGGCGCGGCTGTCTGAAAGGCGAGCAAATGGCAAACGACTTCAACATGGGACTGGGCGGCGCGAGCGTCAATCCGTTCCTCGGGCAGCAAAACCCGTATTTGCAAAACATCATTGATCTGACTTCGCGCGGCCTGGTGGACAACTATGGGCGTACCGCGGTGCCTGCTCAGAATGCGGCGATGGTGCGGAGCGGGTCGTTCGGCAACTCTGGATTGCAGGAGATGCAGCGGGCCGATCAAGAGCAATTGCAGCGCAGTCTTACCGATTCGGAATCGAAACTGCGATTCAATGACTACACGCAACAACAGGCGATGTACGGGAACCAACAAAACGAAAATTTCCGGCAAGCGCAACTTGCGCAGCAGGGCCAGCAGTTCGGCTCAACGCTGGGCGAGAACCAACGGCAGTTCGACCAGAATTTCGGGCGATCGACGTTCAATGATGCGTTCACGCAGAATCAAACGAACCTGCAAGCCGCGCTCGGCTTGCTCGGCTGGCAGGGCGGTCTAAATCAAGGTGACATCGCCAACACGACGCAGCAACAAAACGCACCGCTGGGTTACCTGCAAGCCATCTCGCAAGTCGGGAGCGGTATCGGCGGCATGGGCGGCACGGCAACAAGCAACGTGGGCACGACATCGAGTCCTGCCATGTCGGCGCTCGGCGGCGCGCAGTTGGCCAATTCATGGTGGAACACTCAGGGCGGCGGCTCGACGCCGATCAGCGCGAGCAATCAAGACGCTTTCGACGCATGGGGTGCGCAACAGGGCGGCGGGGGCGGATGGTGGGGGACTGCGGGGTGAATTCGTACCTGATTCCCGGCGCTCCGGCGCTCAATCTCGGCGGGCCTGATAGGGACGCGCGGATAGACGCGCTCGAAGCGGCGATGTTGGCGAATCCGGATATGAGCTCGCCGGAGGCGCACGGAATCCAAATCTTGCACCACTTCGCACCAGGCATCTACGCGCGGGAGATGCGCGTCCCTGCTGGCCGTATCGTGACTTCGAAGGTCCATAAGTTCGAAAACTTCTCGATTCTGTCCAAAGGCCGGATGGTGCTGTATCACGATGATGGCCGGCTCTCGGAGATTGAGGCCGGCTTTCACGTCATTGCGCCGGCCGGCGCGCGGCGCGTGGCCTGGGTGAAAGAGGCTTCTGTGTGGACTTCGATCCATGCAACCGACGAGCGGGATTTGGACAAAATCGAAGCTCATTTCGTGGCGGCTACACGCGGCGCCTATCTTGAATTTGTTGCGAAGGAGTCGCTATGTCTTGGGTAGCAGTCGGGGGCGCCGCGGTCGGCGTGATTGGTGGGGCGCTGACGCAGGACAAGAACGGCGGCGCGGGGGCGCAGTCGTCAAATCGGGAGCCTTGGGCGAACGCTCAACCGCTGCTCGTCCAATCTCTGAATCAGGCATACGGCCTGGGGCAGCAATATCAAAATCAGCCGTTCTCTCCGGCGCAAACCGCGGCTTATGGCAATGCGGCGCATCTGTCCGACTACGGCCGGCAGATCGTCCCTTCCCTGCTCGCGCAGTTGGGGGCCCAACCTCTCGGGTACGACAAGAACAATCCGGGGCGGCGACCGGTGGCGTTCGATTGGCAGTCGGCTCTCCTGGCCAACCCGCGGCAAGTCGAGGGCGTGCAGGCGGCTCCGGTGGCGCCTCCGGCACCTGTGGCCGCGGCGGCGGCGCCGGCTGCGGCTCCGCAATTCATGCAGCAGGGCGGGGACTTCCTCACGCATGCGCTCGCGCGCGCGTCCGGGCAGTCTGAGGCGGCCGCGCAGGGGCAACAGGGGCGGTATGGGTCCTACGGCTACGGCGACCCCATGACGGCGCAGAACATGGGGGACGCTCGCATGTACATGCTTCTCGGCGGGCGTGATCCGAACCAAGAGCTCTCGATTTTTGGGGGTCGGTAATCATGGCCGGCCTTTGGGATTTCCTACAGGGCGACGACGCAACGTTGGGCCTTGCGCTTCTCGGCGCTGGCGGGCCGACGACGGACCCGAATGCAGCGGGGTTCGGCGCGCGCCTGGCCGGCGCGGTGGGCAGTGCGCGGGCGCAGCAGGCGCAGCAGGCACAACGGGGCATGCAATTGCGGCTCATGCAATCGCAGGTAGACGAGAACGCGGCGCAAGCTCAGGCGCGCAATGCGACCTGGCAGAACGGCATGCTGAAACAGCAGGTAGGCGCGCGCGTGGCGGCCGACATGCAGGCAGGGAAGCCGCTCGATGTTCAGGCGCTGGTGTCGGCCGGTTTCAAGCCGGAGGAAATCGCGGCCTTCGGCAACCTGCGGAACGTAGATTTGCCGGAGGTCGCGCGCACCGTTGAAACGATGGGGCCAAATGGGGCGCCGGTCACAAAGCAATTCGACAAGCAAGGGCGCGAGGTCGGCGCGGCGCTGCCGGCCTGGAAGGCGCCAATTCATATTGATCGCGGGAACAGCATCGATTTTCTGACGGGCGCGACCCTGCAACCGCTTGGCAGTATGAGCAAGACGCAAACGCCAGATTCCGCGGCCAGCATTGCATCGCAGCAGGCCATTGCAGGGCAGACGGATACGCGACAACGCGACTTGGCGGCGATGACCGATGCACGCATGCGCGAGGCGAACGAAACCGCGCGCTCGACGGGGCGCACTCCGCTGAATTACCGGTGGAAGGCTGACGGCTCGGGCGTGGAGCCGATACCAGGCGGGCCGGCCGATCCGAACACGCCGGCAGCTGGGAAGAACCTCACGGAAGACCAGGGCAAGGCTACGGGCTGGCTTGTGCAGGCCGAGAACGCCTATTCCAACATGCTCAAAACCGGTTTCGACCGGGACGCGCAGGGGAAACTGATCGTGAAATCCGCGGCAAAGCCTGGCATCAATGACGCGCTCGAAAAACTGCCGTTGATCGGCGGCGGGGCCAATGCGCTGCGCGGCGCCGATCGTCAGCAATTTATGCAGGCGTCGTCTTCGCTGAGCGAGGCACTGTTGCGCGCGGCCACGGGCGCGGGCGTCAACGCGAACGAAGCGAAGCAAAAAATCGACGAACTCACGCCGAAGTTCGGGGAGCGCGAGGAAACGACGCGGCAGAAGATGGAAAGCATTCCGCTCTACCTCGAATCGCTCAAGATTCGCGCTGGCGCGGGTGGTCCAAAGGCGGAGCAAGTGCTGAGCAAGGGCGCAACGAAAACGGTGGATGTCGGCGGCCAGAAAATGACCGCGCAGCGCGCGGCGGACGGCAATTTCTACGTCAAGCAGGCCAACGGCAAGTGGGCGAGGGTGAACGAATAATGGCCACCCTACAGGAAGTCGATTTCGACCCGTTCGGCGGCGGCAAGACTTCGACGCCGGCCGACTTCGGGAAGGTCTACGGGCCTGTCGCGGAGCGCATCGGCGCCCAAATTGGTGTTGACCCCAAAATGGTACTCGGAGGACTCGGCGTCGAAACCGGCTGGGGGAAGTCGATCATTCCGGGGACAAACAACCTGGGGAACATCAAGGATTTCTCGGGCGGCGGCACGGCGGCAACGGACAACATGACGGGGAGCCGCGACAAGTACCGCACCTACGCGACGCCGGAGGCTTTCGCGGACGACTATGCGAGCCTGATCCAACGGAAATATCCGCGCGCGGTCGGCGCCAAGACGCCGGAAGCCTTCGCGGCGGCGCTCAAAGCCGGCGGCTATGCGGAAGACCCGAACTACGCCGGCAAGGTCGCACGCGCGGCGCGCACGCCGGGGCTACTGCAACGGGCGGTCGAGTCGGTGATCCCATCGGCAAATGCGGCGACGTTGCAGGAAGTGGACTTTGACCCGTTCGCGGCACCAGGCGGTGGCACTGCGGGCGTCCCTCGGGTGGAAGTGCGCGGCACGGCCGATTCCCCGGAACCCGGCGACAGGCGCGGCGCGGTGGCGAACGCGCTCTACAGGACGGCGAACGCGGTTACACCGTTCGGGGGCGTCCTGAACCTGATCGGCTCCGGCGATCCGATCCAAGACGCGAAAAATATGTTCGCGGGCGGCTTGCGCGGCTCGGGCAGCATCGGCACGACGGCAATATCAGGCGTGCGCGGTGCACTCGGAATGCTGGGCGTGCCAGAAGAGTTCCTCCCGATTCCGGGGCCGGAGCGGCGGCGCGCGATGGACGAGGCGTTGCGCAACATGGGCGCCGAGACTCAAACGGGCATGTTCCAGCTCGGGAAGCTCGGCGCGGAGGTCGCGGGTACGTCGGGCGTCGGGCCTGGCCTGGCGGCCGGGGTGTCGCGCCTGGCCGGCGCTGTGCCGCAGATCGGGCGCTTTGCGGGGCCTCTAGCGAACGCGCTCCAATCGGGCGGCACGGTTACCGGGCTGAGTCCGAAGGGCCTCGGGCACCTGGCCGACATCGGGTATCGGGGTATCGGCGGGGCGCTGGCCGGTGGCGCCAGTGCGGCGGCGATCGATCCTGAAACGGCGGGTGAGGGCGCGGGCATCGGCGCTCTGATCGGGCCTGGCCTCAAGCTGGCCGGGGGCCTGGGCGATGTGGCGGGGCGGGCCATCAACTATGCGCGCAACGGGCCGGCGCCGCGCGACGCGCAAACCATTCTCGATATCGGCGGGTACACCGCGCAGCAGATTCCAGAAGTGCGCGCGGCGCTGGCGCAGCAGGGGCCGCAAATCATCAATGCGCCGCGCACTGTGCCGCAAATCCTGGCGGGCGGGCGGCCGACTGCGGAGGGCATGCAACCGAATGGGGCAATCGCTCAATTCGGGCGCACGATGCGCAACGCGGGCGACCAGGCGGGACTCAGGGCGGAACAGTTGCAGGACATGGCGCGCACTGAGGCGCTTAACCGCGTGGCGCCGGTCGCACCTTCGACGGTGGAGGCTGGCGCCGACTTCGGTATTCACTTCCGCCCCAAGGTGAAAGCGGCCGACGAGTCGGCGCGCGCGGCGACGGAGCGGGCATTCAACGCTGTGGATCCTAACCCGGTCCCTGAATCGAAGTTCCTTCTTCCGATCGACAAACTGAAGGCGGCACAAAACGAATTCCTCGGGCCTGGAACATTCGGCACGGGGCGCGATGCGGCGGCGGCGATCAAGGAAGCGGAGCGCATCGGCACGCAGGAATTGCCAGCGGTGGCGCCGGTTAAGGTGGTCAAGCGGCAGGGTGAGGACTTGTTTACCGCTATGCGGGCGCTCGGCGGCATCAAACAGGACAGTGCGGGCGCAAAGCTCTTTGCAGGAGAAATCAAGGATTTGAAGCAGAGCGGCGCGCGGGCTGTCATTCAGAATGGCCGCGGCCAGTCACCCGATACCCTGGCGCAGTCGATGCACGCGCGCGGCTTCATCGATGATCCTGATCCGGCAACCCTTTTCAATGCCATGCGCGAACACGCGGCCGGCCGCAAAGTGTTTTCCGTGGCGTCCGATCGGCGCGGCGCATTGCGGGCTGGCGTAGAGGCCGCGCAGGGCGATGCACCAGGCGCGGAGCGCATCGCGAAGACGGTGCCATTTAAGGAGGTTCAAAGCCTGCGGAGCTCGATTGGAGAAGCCTGGCAGAACGCGGTGGACAACAAAGCCACGAAAGAAGCGGCGGCGCTGAACAAGATGCGCGAGGAAATCGATTCAGCGGTTGAAAATGTGGCCTCGGGCGGCGGGCATGAAAGCGAGTTCTTTCCTCGCGATATGGTGGATCAGTGGCGCAAAGCACTGAAAATGCACGCCGATCGCATGGGCAAATACCGCGAAGGGCCTGTGTCGAATGTCTTCCGTGAGAACGTAGACGACGCCGGATTGGCGGGGCATTTCTACAGTGCGCGGCCGTCGCAGGCGAACGATGTTCGAGCATTCAAGGGTGTTGCGGACCCTGATTCGCTGGCGCTGCTCAAGTCCTACGCGACGACAGGCGCGGCCGGGAAGCGCGACGTTCTCACTTCGGCGCAGTTCAACGACTTTTTGAAAGCGCGGGCCGGTGCAAACGCGGAGCTGTTCACCGATGCGGAGCAAGCGCACTTGCGCGCCATTGGCGGCAGTTTGAAGGAAGCCGATCGGGCGACACGGCTCGGGATGGCCACGGGTTCACCGACCGAACAAAACCGCATCGCAACCGCTATGAGCCTGGGGGCGCTGGACAGTCGCGCGGCCACCCTGGCGGCCAAAGCAATCCCGTACATCGGCACTCCGGCGCTAGAAGGAATCCGCAACGTGGTGACGAAAGCGAAGGTCAACCGGCTCGGGCGCCTAATGGCCGATCCGGTGGAGCTCGAACGGGCGATAGCGCGGCTTCAACAACTCCGCGCGCAGGGCGCGGCGCTCAATCTCGGCGGGACTGCTGGCCTGGCGCCGATGATTGGCCGCTCATTACCTCCCCTATTGAGCGGCCAGTAACGACGCGCACGACAAGGGCCACCAGAAACGCGGCGACAATTAGGACGGCGGCTTTAAGGGCCATGAATTCGATGAACGACATGCACGCATCATAGGTAAATTCAATGGCACTCATAACAACCCTGGCGGCCTGCTCGACAAACGAAGCCTTGAACGGGCCGGCCGGCACTGATCTTCCGTCAACGCTTGACGATCAAATCCGGTACGCGCTGCGGTTCATCGCGGAATTGCGCGACGGCATGGCAATTCCTGCGGGGCAGGTGGCGGCCTTCGTTACGCAAACTGCGCCGTCCGGCTGGCTGAAGCTCAATGGTGGTATGTATTCGCGCACGACCTACGCGCGGTTGTGGGCCTTTGCTGCCGGCGCTGGCAATATCTGCACTGAGGCGCAATGGAGCAGTGGATATTTTGGGCTGTTTACGACCGGGGATGGCGCTTCGAGCTTCAGAGTTCCAGATTTCCGCGGGGTTTTCTTGCGTGGGCTGGACGAGGGGCGCGGCCTCGATATTTCCCGTGCCATGGGGCTTTATCAGGACCATGCGAACGTGTTTCACGACCATGCGTTGTATGACCCTGGGCACGCTCACGCGGTTTACGACCCTGGGCACGTACACTCCGGCGTCACCGATATTCAGGGCTCCCACTCGCATACCTACGTCGCGCCAACGGCGACGGCCGCGGCGACAAATGACACTGGCGGCGGAACTGGGATTTACGGCATCGTGAGCGGCGATACGGGTGCCGTTGGAGGTCATAACCATAACGTTTCAGTCGGGGCGAACGCGACGGGTATTGGAATTTATGCAGCAGGGACAGGCCAACTTGTCTCGGGCTCTGGCGGCAATGACGGTCATCCACGCAACACGAGCGCACCCTACTACATCAAATATTGAGAGGGTAGACGATGTACGTTTTCAACTATGACCCGGCGACGGGGCAAAGCCTGGGCGGCACCGTGGCCGAATTCGATCAATTGGAGCCTGGCCGCGTCATCGTGCCAGCTCACGCCACGGCGACACCGCCGCCCTCGAACATTCCGGCCGGCTCGGCGGCATTCTTCAACGTCGCGCGCGCAAAGTGGGAGGTACGCGACCTGTCGGCGGTAAACGAATGAATGAGGGGCCTTCGCTCACTGATGTCGTGGGCCTGGGCATCTTCTTCGCGGGCGTCTTCTACTCGCCGGCCTCGGCCGCGGTGATCGGCCCCTATATCGTGATCATTATGTCGTCGGTAGTAGGCGCAAGTTTCGCCCTTGCGCGTCGGACAAAAACGACAAGAATCGGCGCATTGTTTTACTTCGTGCGTGTCGCGGGGTTGGCAGTATTGCTTACTGGCATCGGCGCGAGCATTGCCAGCAGTTACTACGATGGGTTGACTGAAAGGGTACTTCTCGCGCCGGTAGCACTGCTGATCGGGGCCGTTGGCGATGACTGGGGCGCATTGCTCCGACGCGCGGCGGGCCTGCTGTTCAGTGCGCTCGAACTGGTTCGCGGGAAAGGCGGCACCCATTGACGGACTTGTTTAATCGACTCGATACCAACGACGCTCTCGCATTTTTGACCTGGCTTCCGTGCGGGATGATTGCTTTCATCTCGATCTGCCGGTTGAATGCCATGAAAGGCCGGGGTGTCCTGTGGCGCGTGAAATTAGAGTACGCGCTCTATATGGCGATCGCGTGCGGCGTCGTGCTTGCACCGTTTGCCGGGGAGTGGCCTGGCCTGGTCATGTTCATGGCGATGTGTGCTCTAGCGGCGGCGCTGCTGTGCAGCGCGCGGGCGTGGAGCGGCGATCGCGTGCCGCAGGAGGCTACCGACTTCGGCCAGCTGCAACCGACGCGGCGGTGGTTCAAAGCGCACATGCCGCGGTTTCTGGAAAGGTGGACCCGTGACGCTCGATCAAGTCATCTCGGAGATTCTTAACCCGGCGCTGTCGCATCTGCCGTTGGCGATGGACTCTCCGCGCGCGCGCTGCATGCTGCTCGCGATCGGGTTGCAGGAGTCACGCTTCCTGTACCGGTGGCAGGTGCTTAACGGGGGCGGCAAGGGGCCGGCGCGGTCGTTCTGGCAGTTCG